AAAATAAGGTTCAGAAAAACATCTACATTGTATATCTTGTCCTGGATGTAATAATACTCCGCCTATACTGCTACGACTTTTCCAAGTCTTTCCCCCATCATCACTATAAACAGTAGGATCACTCCATTTGCACAATTTACCGTCCATAACTTTATGGTTAGGTCTAACCCTTTCATCTCTAGCAGTTCTCCAAATATACCAATCAACCCCAGCATCAGTTTGTCTTTTAGCTGTTAATTGCCCGTTTAATTTATTTATTTGATCTCTTGCTATTAGATTGGTTCTATAAGTTGTAAATGTTTTATTTATTTTAGTTAATTGTTTGGCTAATTCTTGACTGGTTACTCCTTGTTTAAATCCATTAGTAATAGCAAAATTTATTTTTTTTATATATTCATCGGTCAATCCTTTTATAAGGCTAACATTTTCGCTAACAAAACTTTGTATAATTAAATTTTCCCAGTTTTCTATTGGTATATATTCTATGCCTAAAGTTGCTTTTAATATTTTTTGCCATTGTTTCATATTAAATATACTTACTAATATAGCAATATTAAATATCTCAGCTTTCAAATCATTAGAATCCTCTACAAATATTGTATTTTGTAATTCTCTCCATTCGTCATTTATATCATCCAACTCATCAACATAAGCATCTAAGTTAATTATTTTCTCTTTTATAATTTCTCTAAATAATTCTTTATCTTCGTTATTTTCTAATAATACGTCACCTAAAACTGTTTTAATTTCATTATTCCAATCTCTAAGTAAAGGTTTAATTTCTTTTACAGTTATTCTGGTAAATCGTCTCATTATACTACTAATATATTTAGCGTATTTTTTTTCGATAGCAACAGGAGGTAACCAAACAGGATTTTGTTTTAATTTACTTTTCCTTTTTCTACTAGATAATTGCATCCTTCTTTGAGTTAGAATTTCTTTAAATGTTTCTCTAGTTTGTGCATTATCCATATGATCAATTGGAATTTTACCGCCTCCTATTGCTATGGCTTGCGCTATCGCTTTTTGTTTAGAATTTTTACCTATATAACATTTACCTTGTTGACCCCATTTCCAACCAGATTGTCCATTTTTTGTACATCTTTGTAATGGCATTAGTTATCCTCTTTTAACACTTTATATACATCTTTTAATTTTCTATTATCTAAATTATAATCATCTATTATTTTTAATGCTTTTAATAATCTTATTAAATCTTCAATTTCTCTTCAGCGATCTTCTTCGTGTTTTTTTAATAATTCTTTTACACTCTCTGCCCATTTTTCCCATTTTTCCACTAACTCCTTATAATATATAATCACCTCAGCAGCATCTTGTAAATTTTTTACTTCTTGTAATTCTTGTCTTTGTGGTTCTTCAGGTAATTCATATTCTGGATATACATATTCAATCGTTTTGCATGCGCTTATTGTTAGCAGTAATAATATCATTAATAACATTAAACACTTCTTTATCATTTTTAGCTCCTTTTATCTTATCTTTTAATTTTTTATTACTAGCTGTGATCTCTTGTACTGCTGAATAATGGTTAGTTAATATTTTTAGATTTTTTTCTTTTTGTCTTAATGATTCATATAGATTAGCATTTTCACTCTCCAAGTCCTTGTTTCTTTTATTCAAAAACCATATTCTAATACCCATACCAACAAAAGCAAAAACAACAGACAATATAATTACAGCTATTATTATAAAACCAATACTCATATTATTTACCCCTACTTTAATCGTTCAATTAATTTCCTAAGTTTTATTTTAATTAACCAAGATAATCCTATTACACCCATAGTACCAATAATTGCCAATACTACAAAAAATATTATCTCTTTCATTCATTAACTCCTTCATCAGTTGGTAATTTAGGTCTCATATTTTTAGCAAAATTACTACTAGCTTTAGCTGACCAAGATACTGTAAAAATAGTTCCTTGAAATAAAAGTATTTGTCCTAATAAGACAGTATCTAAAACTTTATTAATTATTAAATTAATTATTAAAGCAATAACTGTCAAAACAACTAAAAATTCACTTATCCAAAAAGCGACACCCCCTAAAACTTTTCCTTCTGTTCTTTTCTTAACTTCTGCCATAAAGCCTCCTAATCTAATTTTTCTAATAATTGAAAATCTTCCATATCATCCCCCATCAAAGCAACAGCCTCATCCAAATCAACCTGTTCAGGAAAATAATATGTAAATAATCTTCTTCTTAAATCATCATGGTAAATATCGTGATCGTGAATATCCATATATTTAAGTATTTTATAAAACTTAAAAAATAATTTCATAAAATCAGCCAACTCCTTAGCATCATCATAAGTTTCAAATCTATTCCACACATAATAATCTTCTTTTGATATGTCTATTCTCTCAATTTCAAAAAATTCAGAGATAAAATATTCCCCCTGTACGCCCAATTTTTCTTTTTCTGTTTTTCTAACCTCTTTTAATTCATCACGAAGATCTTTTATTTCATCTTTATGTTGCTTTATAAGTTGTAATATTTCTTGCTCTGTCATTTTACTCTCCATTTTTAAGTTTGGTTTTATTAAAAATAAAAATATATTTATAATTATATATATAATTACTGAAATTATAGCACTTATTAATATCAATAAATTCTTTTTACTCATCATCCATTTCCTCAGGCATAATTATTTCAGTATCTTGATCCAATTCTGAATCTTCCATCAAAGTTGTTTCAAAGCTATAACCATTTTTATACCTAGACTCTCTAACTTCCTCATTGCTCAATACCCCAGAGTTAATATAATCAATGTCAATATTTTTTTGCTTTTCTCTGTTTTCTATTTCTTCTTTTTCTGTTAATTGAAAAAGTTTATTAAATTTTATTATCGGTTCTTCAACTTTTTTATTACCAATTTCCTTACTTATATTTATGTAATTTATCAATTTTTGTAATGGTACTTGCATATCATTATCTTGTTTAGGCACAATACTATCATAATAATTCATAAGATCGCTTTCCCCAGTAGCATTCTGTCCAGCAGGACTCCGACCAAATAATCGAGTAACAGGAATATCCGCAACCCCAGAAATAAATAACATAAATCTATCCATTAATTCAGGTAGTCCTGTTATAGTACTAGAAATGCGCTGATATTCTTCTGTTGTATCTAATAACACTGCATTCACTATACTTTTACTTAAATCAATAGCATTCATTCTTTTTATTATTTTATCTTCATTTCCTTCGGCGATTAATTCTGCTAAATTAGAAAGCTTATATATTCCGATAACAAATTCATATAATATTTTATCAATATGTTTCCTTCCAGAATTAAAATCCTTAATCTCGTTCCAAATAGGTTGCAATTCACTCATTCCCCAATACCACCATGTTTCATTTTCTAACCTAGAAGGAACTGGAATGCCTTTAAATTCTAAAACCCTATCTCTATGTACATTAAATACTGATCCAAAAGATGGACTAACTGTATAATATTCTAATTGTCCAAAATCTGGTGAAGAAGGATCATCAAAAAAATTAAAATTGGTTATACTAATATCAGTTCTATCAAATACACGCAAATAATTAATACTTTTAATTCCATTAACATTAACAGGTTCATTTAATTCTCTACCGTCATCAATTCCCATAACAATAATAGAACCTCCAAAAAGTCTTTTCCATTTAAGAGCTAAATTAAATTTTTTTCTAGCTCCTAACATATCTAATTTGTTCAACAACACATTCTCGCTATCATTCTCAATACTAATCCATTCCCTAGTCATATCATCAGCAACAACACTGATAATTTTTTTTCCATATCCATCACCAACCCAAATCCAACTCAAAGTTTGCCAATCTAAAGTTTCATATCGATCGAAAGTATTATATATCGCTTTATCTTGTGTAGTCCTTAAACCAGTTAAAGCATTTGCCCATCCATCACTATACAATTTTACATTTTTATTTTTAGGATTTTTTGCATCTTCTAACAGTAGATTAGCATCCTTTCTATAACGATTTTTTTTATTCATTTATCTCTCCTTATACCAATTATCTACAAAATAATTAATCACATATGGATGGTCAGGATTTCTATAATCATAAGCTTTCCATTTTTTAACATCAGAATCATAAAATCTAATTTCTAAATGGAGGTGTTGTCCTTTCGATTCTCCCGTATTACCCATATAACCAATTATATCCCCTTTTTTAATTTTACGATCATTAAATATATTTTTTTTATTTCTATCCATATGCGCATAATAAGCTATAAACTGAATACCCTCAATAACATAATACAATCTAGCATAATAACCCCACCCCTTATTATCAGTATCATTATAACTAACATTACCATTACAAATAGCATGTAATTCAACTTCCCCACTATTAGCCAAATCATAACCATTATGTTTTTTTCGTTTTTTTAATATTGGATGCATTCTATAACCAAATTTGCTAGTTTGTTTAGTGCCATCTTTATTTATTGGTTTGAAAAAATTCATTTACTCCGCCTCCCATAAATTTAATTATTTCATCTAATTTAAAATTCAAAAAATCTAATTTATTAGATAACTCATCAATTTTATTTTCTAATTCAACAATCTTATTTATAGATATTTTTTGTATATTCCTTGTTTTTACATCTACAAGTTCTAAATATATATAACTATCATAATTATCAATAAACAATAAATTATATTCACCATAATAAACACCATCTAATGATAAATTAAATATTTTATTGTCTGACTTTCTTTTTGTACGCAAAATATTAAAAAATTCATCTACATCAATTCTCGGTTCTACAAATAACCAAAATTTAGAAACCTCTTTTTCATCAGGTATGCATAAATATTCACATCCAATAATATCAGCATACAATTCATCTATAATACAAAACATAAAACCCCCTTACCAATTATACAAACTGTCATCAGCTTTATAAAATTTAGCTCTAATTAAACTAGCAGCACTATCAGGACAATCATCCGGCTCCTGCCCTTCTATATAATCTAATATCTGATTTATGTATTCTGGATCTGTTTCATTTGCCCAATCAATATTTTTCCATTCTTTATACAAATATTTTTCTATCTTAACGTGTTTATTCATTTTTTCATGATAGCTGGTTACAGTTATCCCTAATTTTCTTAATTCTTCAGCTACAAAACCTTTGTCTGGATTTTCTTCTACGAATAGAGAGCCACAATAATATTTTTTCCACATTTCTTTAACAAATTGTAATTTATCATTTATGTGATTATGGAAACAAAATCCGACGCCTTGTATTCTACCATCTTTTTTACGATGCATAAAAGTTAATCCATTAGTGTGATCCCCTTTAAATTTAGCATCTAAATGTCCGAATACTCCTGTTTTAATATTATATTCCCATCTGCTATAATTTGCTTCTTTGAATAATGCATCTTCAGCAATAATATGTTTTAATTCATAGTTAGCTGCGTATAAACTGCCGGTCGTGCTTTGTCTTTTTTTTATTATTTCTTCTTCGCTTAAAATATCCAAATCATACACACTATATTTTTCAGGCTCTGGCACAATTTTCCAAGCATCATTTTTGTGCCAAGGCGTGCCAATAAATCCAACTTGTTTTCCTGGGTCTATTATGTTTGTTTGAATTTCTCTTATTACATTTTTAGTTTTTTCTCTTTCGGCTTTACTAGTGCGGTCTTCTAAAGTGATAAAATCATCACATATAATTTTATCATAATGTTTTCCTGTAATAGAAGTAGTAATACCATAAGCATCAATATTGCCTTCAGGAGTTTTAGTTTTTTTAAAATTAAAAACAATTTTATCGTCACGATCAACAACAGCCTTAGGAACAATACCATGGGCAAAAGTAAAAATAGCTTTTATCTCAGGGAGTTTCATTATTGCAGATATAGTTTTCAAACATTCACTAGCATCACTGAACTTTTTTCTTATAATTGCTATACGATCAGAAGGGTGAAATAATAACCACCATATACAACCAATAATAGTAATAGAAGTAGTTTTGTAACTGCCTCTATGTGCTTGTAACGATCTGTTAATTATAGTATCCCATATATAGATAATCCATTTAGAATGTAATTCAGTTAGGAGGGTTTTATTTGCGATGTGCCCTAGTAAATGCGGAAAATCTCTAATTTGTAATAAATGATCGTCGGTAATTTTTATAAGCTATTCTCCATTAAATATCATTATCACATAAATACTTTCTTACATTATCAATTTGCGATTCATTTAAACCAGCTTTTACAACTGCGCCTTTAGGATCATAATAAACCCAAATTATAAAATCAAACTCAACCATATCTTTATTTTTTTCAGGATCAACTTTTTCCAGTCTTATTATTTCAGCCCTATCTAAATTTAAATGTAGTGTTTGCCCTTTGTCTTGAACTTTTAAAAACATTTTTACTCCTTATTTAAAAATAATTCCTAAAATTGAAAATATTATTATTACCAAAACAATATAAATAATATCAATCATTTGCAGTATCTTCCCTTTCATACTATCTATCCTTAAATTTTTTTAAATATTCTTTTACTTTTGCTTTTCTTCTTTTTTTGAATTTAAAAAAAATAATTATAATACCAATAATTATTGGTACAAAATAAATAATCATAAATAAAATCATTTATCCCTCTTAATTATTATGTTTCTTATCCATTCAGGCGTTCTGTTTAATTCTCTTTGTTTTTCCACTCTAACCCATTCCTCATAAACGCCCGAATTTTTAAATACAATAAAACCTCCATCATAACAAATAGGACATCTTTTTCTATAAAATGGTATAAATAACAACCACATAAATCCAGTAACAATAATCATCAATACAGTGCCGAATCCTATGTATCTTTTAGGCTTTACAACTTGTTTACAATTTTTACAATAATATATCATTTATTA